TCAGGTTAGCCGTGATGGCGTTGGCCGCGATCTTGTCGCCAGTGATCGTGTTCGCGACGATCTTATCGGCTGTCACAGAGTTTGTAGCCAGTTTGTCTACAGTGATCGACGATGCGACGACCTTCTGCGTAGTTACCGACCCGTCCTGAATCAGCGTCGTGCCAGACATCCGTAGCATCTGACACTGGTCATACGTTGCGGTCGTCGTCGTCGCTGCGCCGCCGAAATTGGCCACCACGCAGTAAAACGTGAGCGTCGAGATAGCCGGGTTCGTCACTGGAATCTGAACCTGAGAGAGCGAGTATCCCGCCGTCTGTACCGTGTTACTCGCATACCATGCGATCACGTTGCCGTTCACGTCCTTTGCCACTACGCCAATCGCGGCTCCGGCCTTCACATCGGTTGTGTTCAGGTGGACTTGAGCCGACGCATACCAGATATCACCCTGCGTCACCTTCATGATGCGCGAGTTGAACAGGCCATAGTTCGCAACGCCAGCGCCGCCGAAGTTCTGCGCAATAGCGACTCCTGTGCCGCCATCCGCGCCGAGGCCCGGAGTGGATGAGTCAACACGCCAGAACGTTTTCGTCGTGTTATCGGGAGTCCACGAACGAAGGTCTCCGAGATCAAAGCTCGGGTCGTCTACCTGATTCGTCATGTCACCGACGAGCAGCTTATCGGAACTGATCGAGTGTGCCGCGATCTCGCGGGCGCTCACCGCTCCGGCCGCAATCGTTCCGGCTACAACGGAGTCGGCCGCGAGGTCTCCTGCCGTAGCCTGTTTCGTGTAAGCGCCGAGCGTCGTATCCCAACGATACAGCTTGCCATCAGTCTCATTGAACAGAACATCGCTCTCCTGCCGGATTGTCGGAGGGACGCCAGTCGGGAATGTAACGAGCAGCGGCGGTACGATAGACCGGGCGAACTTGCTGATGTCGAGTGCGCCATCCTGAATCATCGTCGATACGATGGTCCCGGCGTCTGGCGCATTCGCCATCACCGAGAAGACCATCTCAGACGAGTAGTTCAGCGAGTCCGAGCCGAACGAGTCATAGCCCGCCGCGCGAAGGTAGTAGTCCTTCGTCGGGTCGAGCAGCGTGCCATCCATCAATTGCGTGAGCGTCACGAACAGGTTCGGGCCGTCGTAGACAAGGTTCGATGCCGCGTTCGGCGCGAAGCCCGATGTGTCAGACACGAAAACCTGAATGCCGACCCAATCCCCTTCGGCCGGTCGATCACACTGAAAGAACGACTGCTTCATTGCTTCGCTGATCTGAAGACCAGTCAGCGCTGCGATCTGCGGGTTACTCAGGTTCAGTGTGTAGAACGGCCCGATGACGCCGAGCGCCGATACGGCGCGCACCTGAAATACGACGTTCCGCCACGGACCGCCATCTTCCAGCATCATCTGATAGTTGTAGGTGAACGTGTTCTCGGCTTGATTGCCGTGAAACCGGACGACCTTCGACGGCGAGCCAGCGATGATCTGGCAGTCGTAGTGCGCCGCATCCGCGCCGCGATCCCACGTCATGATGAACTGGTTTCCATCCCATGCCTGCACGAGACGGAGATTCGAGATCAGCGGCGGCGGCGTCTCCTTCAGCGTGTCTGACGGGACAGGCGGCTTCCACGTCGGCGGGGTATCTATGGTGTAGTGATAGGCGGTCGTGTTGAGCGCGAACACGTCTTGCGCTGTGGTCACTTCAATCGTGCCGTCCGTGCCGCCCGAGTACTTCACCTTCGCGATACGCAAGATCATGTCGTCGATCTTGTTGTCGGTGAGGCCCTGTATGCGGATGACGCCACCGGGGATCGCAGCCTTCCATGCCGAGCGGTCGAGTTGCAGCGTCAGGCGACGAAGACCCGAGCTAACCGCCTTCAGGTCCCGGCGTGCCAGGCGCGCGGCGATGTCGGCGTTCGGGCAGCAGCTATACGTTTTCGAGTCAGAGAATACAGCGCCGCCGTTCGACTGAATGAGCGCGATGTTCTGCGCCCGAAGCTGTCCGTTCTTGCCAGTGACCGGCGACGTGTACGTGACGATGATCTGATTGAGTGCAGCATCGCCAGTCCCGGCCGCATTGTCGGTTACGCGGAGCAGGCCGGACGCGTAGGTGAAGACCGGAATTGCGTTCACGTCGTAGTCGCCACGGACCAGATGCAGGGTCAGTTCGCCGGTCGTCGGGTCCGGATAGAGCGATGCTCCGATGTAGTCGAGGATCGTCTGCATGAAGTCGGACAGCGAGCCGGTACGGTCCCACTTCGTAGCGACGGCCATGCCTTCGTCGAATAGCTGGTCAGCCGAGTCAGTGAATGACGCGATGTTCAGCAGTGACGGATCGAGACCTCGGCCCCACGCCCGGTTTGTGATGCCTTCGTACAGGACGTGAGACGGGTTCATCCCCTTGATGGTCTCGATCACATCGACGGTGCGCGCCAGCTTGCGCTTGTCGTCATCCGAGATATTCGGGTCTGCGAGTTGCGGATTCGGGATCGTCACCGTGCCGCTGCTGACAGTGATAACCGCCTTCGCCGGATAGAACGGAGTGTCATCCTGCCAGCCCTTCAGCGCACGTCGAACACGGAACGTCCACGCTTGCGGGTTCGGCTGGTTGAACGACACCATGCCGTCGTAGAAAACCGTCGTGACGCCGCGAAAGCCGGGGATAGGACCCGGCATGATGTTCGCGAGCGGAACCTGATTCACGCCGTTGAAATTCGAGTTCATGATCGGCACTGGCGACGGCATGATCTGAGTTGCGTCGCCCATCATCACGAACGCATTACCCTTGATGCCGCCGCTGCCGTTCGGCGCTGGTCCGAAGAGGTCGGCGCGGTCGATGAAAAAGCTGGTCGTCGATGTGATCTGCGATGAACCATCCACAGAAGGCTTCTTGATGACCCGACCACCAACGTCGATCTCGACAATCTCATCGAGCGGCCCACGGCTGAGGCCCATGAGCATCGAGAAGGCGTACGTGTATCCGATGGTCGTGCCCGACTGCTGGTACGGCGTGCCTCGATAGTTGCCGTGCCACATCACTGACCAGTTCGGTAGCCACGCCTCACCGAAAATAACCGCCTGCGGCGTGCCCTCATCCGCTTGAGGGAACGTAAAGTCGGAGTCGAGCGCTGCCGCAGCGTCGGGCGCTCGCGTCTTCGGCTTCATCGCGGCCGTAATCAGGTAACTCGCGACGAGAAGCAGAATCTCAATAAAGATACCCATTTTTATTTTCCTTAGAAGACCGGATTGCCATTGAAGGGCGAGGTTCCCGACATCCCGCCGTACCCGCTTTTGTTGACGATGTTGTTGAACTTATTCAGACATGCATCGTCGGTCTGCGCGCAGCCGGGGTAAGCCGTGATCTGCTGTCCGACTAGCAGGCCCTCGGTCGTCCCGAGCAGAGTGATCGTATTCCCGCCGTGAGACTCGATGGCGATCCGCTGAATCACCTGAGACGTGACCGGAATCTCGATGAACCCCTGATCGAACCATCCGTCAGGGTGTCCCGCGATAGCGTTGCCTGCGATGGCGTTTCCTGAAAGCGCGGAAATCGTGACGGGGACCGCAAATAGGGCTTTGTTGACTCGGCAAGTATCCGGGTCGTACACCGCGTACGAGCAGTTCCGGTTCCACGTCAGGCGAACACCCTCTCGGTCGAACGCCGAGGTTAGTGTCGATCCGACAATGGTCAACTGATTGGCGCTCTTCTGCTGTACGTCCGACACCGTGCCGATCCACCTGACCGCAAAGTCGGCGTCCATCACGAGTAGCGGGTACAGCGAGATTGCATGGCAGGAATAAATCCGCATGTACACCGCGTCGGCCGGACTCTGCCCGCGAAACATCTGCGCGGGCTCGAAGCTGTTCGGCACTGTGAGCGAGACGGTATCGACGATGGACTCGCCCGACAGGTTGATATCGTCATGGTTCGCCGGGTCGGCCGACCACGAGACGCCGTTCATCGTCACGTCCTGATCCGCGCTGCAGTAATACCACTCGCGATCTCCCCGAGTGAAGCGGTAGAACTGGACCTCGACGCTATCGTGGTTAGAGCGTTCAATGGAGTCAAACGACATTGCGAATCTCCGGTGTGCTGCGGAACGTCAGAGTAATCTCGGATGCCCCGTCGCTATCTGTGTGATGAAGGATGTCGGTGTTGTCTGCGGCCTGCCGCGCGAGTGCCATGAACGAGATGCGCTTCACGGTATCTGCGGTGAGGGTCCGGCCGAACGATGCGACAGACAGGTTAAGGCGCTCGGTCGTTGCGTTCAGGACGTTCGCGCCAGTGATATTGCTGAAGAACCGCGTGCCGTCGTAGCACTCGATCACGATAGCCGTGCGGCCAGTGACGAGCCGACCGAACATCGAGTAGCCGCACATCTGCACATCGAGCAGGTTGCCTGAGCAGGGCGCTACGATAAACAGGTCGTCCGCAAAGGTCGGAATCCAGATCGGCTGAAGCTGGCCGCGCAGCGCGTAGAGCAGGCTGCGCATCTTCGCGTGTTCCTGCTTGCCGACATAGAGCCGCGACATCGACTGTTTGAAATTCGCGAAGCCCTGCGTGTCCGTACGCCACACGACGCCGGTCGAGCCGTCGAGGTCGAGAATCTGACGCTCCCAACCGATGTCGATAGCGCTCGCCTCATTGCCGCCGTCTACAAGGACCGGATAGCCTGAATAGGTGTCTGGATACTCCCACGCTGGCGCGAAGCCGTTGTTGCCGGTCATCTGGAAGCGGATCGTGCCCTGGCTGACCCGAGATGACATCTTCTGCGGAGTCGGCTGGTCAGTGAGCATCCCCTCGCGCAGCGGATAGACCCGAGTGCCTTTCGGCCAGTTTTTGGAAGTAACTTCCGCGAAGCTGATCGACGAGCCCGACAGCGACTGGATTGTGTGAACTTCGTAGTTGAATGCGTCGCCATAGATGAGCACCTGCGTACCGGCTAGAAACTCCGTGTACGTGGTGTCGATGCCGATAGCAGGCGCTCCGGCGTTGTAGGCGGCAGTCGTATAGCCGCCATCGAAGAAGAGGGGGACGAGCCAGTCTGACGCGCCCCCGCTCATCATTGCCAGATCGAATAGCGTCCGCTCGGTCCGCTCGCAGATAAAGTTCATCTCGATCTGGCGTCGGGGCGTTACCCGAAGCTGTCTGCGCTGCTCTGCTCCGGACTGGCTCGTGAGTACGTCGGTGAGCCACATAAGTGACTCGGTGACGCCGCTAGTCCAGTCCGGCATGATCGTCCATGCGTTTGCCACGGCGTCACTCCGGTTGATTTAAGGTGGCAGCATTTTAGCCTTTCACCCATTGACGGACCGTAGCGACGTTTGCCTTCAGGTGAGTCATCACCGTGTCTTCGCCTGCGGAGCCCGCCATCGCCTTCGCAATCTCGCTGTCTCCGAGGGCGAGAACCTGCCGGATTCCGTTGCCGCCCGAGCCGATCGATCCGGAGCTTCCGCCGCCGTTGAGCAGGTTGCGCGGGTTGTTACGGGAGAGCACTTCTTCGCCTGTTTGCAGGATCGCCGCGTGCTCATCTGCTCGCAAGCCGAGGGGTCCGTTCGTGCCGTTGTGGTAGCGCGGCGCATTCGCGAAAACGGACGCCGGGACCCCGCTCCGGACCATGCCCGAGGACCCGCCGACCACGGCTCCACTGTGCGCGACAGCCGCAGACGCCACCGACGAAAACAGGCCGCTGAAGAAACTGCCAGTACTGCCGGACGAACTCGTGATGTCCTGCGCGACCTTCATCGCCTGAATCTGGATAATCGAGTTCGCGATGTTCTGTATGAACGAAGCGAAGATGCTGCCGATGGCTTTACCGAAGTCTTTCCACGAGTCGCTCAGCTTTTCGGTGCCGTCGATCAGTCCCGCGAGAGTCTGCGCGAACGCATCCGCGCCCTGCACGACGGAGCCGGAGAACGTCTGCGTGAACGTATCCTTCAGCTTCGTGAGGTCGGGGTTGGTGTACTGAACCTCAGACCGGAACTCCTTGATCTTGGCGAGCGCCAGATCGTACTGCGTGCCGACCAGACTTCCGTTCGCATGCGCAGCATCGACAGCCTTTTGCAGATCGTCGATGTTCTCATTGAGCGCGGTGTTCGTGTCGGCATAGTCTTGCTGAATCTTCTTCTGCGCTTCGTCCTGAGTAACGACGCCGACCTTAACGAGATTCGTGTACTGCTGCGTGAGGTCAGCGCGCTCTTTCAGAATGTCGTTGACCTTCTTCTCTTCGTCTGTGACGACGTTGGTCGAGAAGGTGCGATTGGCTCCGGCCGCATTGCTCGATGCCTGCCGACCGATGGATGAAAGCTGCTGATTTGCGAGGTCGATCTTCGTGTTATCGACTCCCGGCTTACCGCGCATCGACTCGTTGAACGCGATAGCCTTCTTCACCAGATCGGTGATCTGAGCGTTCAGCTTCGACGCCTGATCGTTGGCCTCGGCAATGGCATCAGCGCCGCCGAGGTCGCCGCTCTTCACGCGGTCTTCGAGGTCCTTGTACAGATCGCTCCGCTGCTTGACAACGTTGTTCACGTCGTCTTCGCCCTTCTTGATGTCAGCGAGTTCGATCTTCAGCGCCTCGGCCTGCTTGACCTGATCCTTTGCCGCTTCCAGATCACCGAGGTACGACGTGGTGCTCTTACCGTTGATGGTCGAACCGCCGATCTTCTGGAAGTCCTTTACCTTCTGAATGATGCGGTTGTACTGAAGGTCGATAGCATCGGCCGACACCTTAAGCTGCTGCTCGAACGT